GTTAAGCAAAGAAAGGGAAAGTAAAGCGAGGAAAAGGGAATTAAAGCAAAGCAGATAGAGGACCAAAAACCCCTCAAAAAACTAAGGATGGGAAGTGGGTTTGGTAAGTTGAAGGCAGGTACCGGGTGAACAAGTCTTCCTTCATATGTTGGTGTGCGCAGCGAGCAACGTCCAGAGACATAGGGTGGTCGGGAGGACAAAATTGGAGCAGGTCCATGTAATTAACCCACTTGTCTTGCGCAGACGGGTCACGGCTGGTGAGAATGAGTGTGCGATAGTGCAGACCTTGGGCACTGTAAGTGGGGTTCTCGGTGCCAAGCTCAAAGCCGGAAAATTCAACGGTGGGACCGTTAACATTTTTAAATTCCCAAGGCGAGTCAGGGAAGTCTTTAGCGTGGCAGTAGCGGTCTATGGCAGCGTCATCGCCGTTAACAGCCACGGTGTCCTCTTCTTTAACCTCGCAGACAATGGATGTGACAACTGCGCGGCGAACAGTGTTAAGCGGCCAGGTGTAACGGTCGCCGGAATTCTGCATTGTGGCCATGGTTCCATGTTGAGAATGGGAACTAAGGCGGCGTTGTATGTAGGAGTCAACATACTCCTTGGGAAAACGTGATCGATTCATGACATGGGCGTCAAAATTAAGCACTCCAGCATCGCAGCCGACATCCCAGCGTGTTGCGTCTGAGGCGTATGCGCCATTATTGAATCTCCAGCGAGTGCGGTACTTGTCAATAAATTGTTGGGGCGACATTCGACGGTAGAACAAAAAATTCTCCGGGAATGCCGGTATGATTTCGTTCTCGAGGAAGAGAGCGTACGCGGCATCACCCAAGGTGGTGGCAATGTCATACTCGTGGATAAGCTGGCCGGGAATGGCGTTCTTCTTATGGCGTTTCTCATCTTTCTTTATGACCTGGTTCTTCAAAGAGATAACAATGCTGGAGCCGTCGCGATCTGGGTCGTGGGCCCTAAGCTTGGCGTTGACCGCAGCTTCAGTGCGCTTAGACATGTACTCTTCAATCGCTAGGTCTACATAGTGCTCATGTTTAGCAGGGGACCAAAGTGGTGGGTTTGGGACCAGTCGATCATATTCGTCGCACATGTCCTGGCGGAGGCACTGTGCCTTCCGTGAGGCGTTGTCTTCAAAAGTTGCGGGAGTAAGCCGTTGCTGCACAGAGAGTCTGTAGGTTGGTGTGTCTCCGCGTTTGTGAACATGCGGGTTAACGAAGGCGGTCTCCTTGAACTGGTCAGTTTGTCCCAAATTGCCTACACGCAGTTCCCGATCCTCCTTGGCGTCGAAGTGGGTCTCTGGCACGTAATTTTCGACAGCAGCAGTCGAAGGGGCAACGGGCTCGAGAGCAGAGGGGTCTAGAACTTCACCTTCAACCACAAAGTGAGTGGTTGATGCTGGTGTGACATTCTGGAATTCAGAAGCTGGTATGGAAGCGCCAACGCTTGCGAACCAAGGTAACAGGGGCATGCACTCGTGCAAATGTTTGTAGAAAGCAGCTTTGATTAGCCAATTTGGTTGCGTTAGAGATGGGGAGTTGGTCTCGCGCATTGAGTAAACGACAGCGTTCATGA